TTAAAGAAACAAGTTATTGAAATGCGCCAAGACCAATACGTAATAAAAAATGCTTTTAAGCAGCCAATGTGTTCCAAAAATTTTACAAAGACAGTGGCTAAACTTAGTTTAGATGAAAAAATTTATCTTAATGAAAAGGGTGAGATCTGTTCCACTGGTGTTATAAATTTTTACAATCCCGCCCATATAGTTGCTCTCTTGTGTAATTACTCAAGCTTAAAAATGGAAGTTTGGGGTAATTTTAAATCTGATATGTGGGCGATGATGCTTGACTTTGAAGAATTGGTAGATAGAGCATTAAAATATAAATATCCTATGTATTATAAATTAATTATTTATAAGATTGATGGAAAAACAAATGCGGATATCCAAGAACTACTTGAAGAGGAATTTGGTATTAAGCATAGTGTAGAATATATTTCATCTTTATGGAGAAATAAAATTCCTAAGTTGATTGTAGAACAAGCTACTAATGATTGGTTGGAGTGGCATTTTACCTATGAAGAACGCGGGAATTGGAAAAAATGCAGTCGATGTGGACAGATCAAATTAGCACATAATAGATTTTTTTCAAAAAATAATACAAGCAAAGATGGTTGGTATAGTATATGTAAAGAATGCCGCAATGCTAAAACAAAAGAGAAGAAAACGAGGTGAGTGAATGGCTCAAGGAATAGAAGTAGTAGAAGGAGGAAAAGTTTATTGCAGTAAGTGTGGTAAAACAATGGCAGTGTCTAATTTCTACACTTATAAAGATGGTTCAAAATGTGAATTATGTAAAGCATGTTTAACAATGCACGTAAATAATTTTGATACTTCAACTTTTCTTTGGCTTTTAGAAAAATTTGATGTTCCGTATATTGAGGCGGAATGGAATACTCTTAGAGATAGAGCTTATCAAAAAGATCCTTACAAAATGACAGGAATGAGTGTCTTTGGAAAGTATCTCTCCAAAATGAAATTAAAACAATGGAAAGAGTATGGCTGGGATGATACCGAAAGATTAAAAGCACTTGCGGAAGAAAGAGCAAAACAATATGGACTTCCTGAAGATGTTAAAAAACAGAAGATAGAAGAAATGAAAGAGGCCTATGAGCGGGGAGAGATTAATGAAGCTCAATGGCAGACCTATCAGCAAGTAGAAGCTCCTAAACCTAAAATTGATTTTGATAATCCTACACAAATGGCGGGAGATGGTGTTTATCCTGTTAATGGTAATTTTGAACAAGTTGATATTCCAGATGTTACTGAGAATTTAACAGAAGAAGACAAAATTTATCTTGCTCTTAAATGGGGTCGGTTATATAGGGCAGATGAATGGGTCGCTCTTGAAAAGCTTTATGATGAATTTATGGATAGTTTTGATATTCAGGGTGCCGCGAGAATTGATACTTTGAAAATGATTTGTAAAACTTCTTTAAAGATGAATGCCGCAATAGATTGCGGAGACGTAGATACTTATCAGAAATTGTCTAGAGTCTATGATTCTATGATGAAAGCTGCAAAGTTTACAGAGGCCCAGAATAAGGCTGATAAAGCGGACTTTGTTGATTCTGCTGGTCAGTTAGTTGCCTATTGTGAAAAAGAAGGCGGTCAAATACCAAAGTATGACATACAAACAGAGCAGGATGTCATAGATGCTGTTATTGCGGATTTGAAAAGATATAACAAATCTTTAATCTACGAAGATAAATCTTTAGCTCAAGAGATTGAACAGTATTTAAAGAATAAAGAAGCCGCAGAACAGATGAGACGAGACAGAGCTGAAGCTAACGCCAAAGGACTTGAAGAAGTAGAATTAAAAGATGAAGATTTTACGGATTTTAAGAAAGCGCTAGAAGAAGACTCTGAATTGGATAAAGAAATTATAGGAGGTGGAGAATAGTGAGTTTACAGTCGTTATTGGACCTCTCAGATAAAAAAAAGAATAATCTAAAACAAGGATTGTCAGAAGAACGTATTAGAGAACAATTAGATAGTTTAAGAAGTTTAATCGCTTTTTATCGAGAGTATCCAGATTTATTTACAGATGATTTATTAAAAGACGCTAATCCTCATAATTTTCATTTTTATTTTTATCAAAGAATTTTCCTTCGAGTGGTAATGCGTCATAGGTATGTTTATGCCACGTTCCCACGTGCCTACTCCAAGTCCTTTCTCTCTATGCTGGTCCTGATGTTGAGAGCGATACTCTATCCCGGCTCTCATTTATTCGTAACTACGGGAGGTAAACTTATATTTATATAAATGGAAGTAAGTATCATAAAACAAAATAAATATAAATTGCCGTGTATTAGAGAAATTTAATATATAATTATCGCGGAATTAAGCGGGAAGGCTGAAATGCTAATCCGAACCGAAGGCTTCTCTAGCGGATGAGGAGTCAGGGGCAACGCATAGAGGGTGAGATTGACAAGTATAATCCCTCCACGAGGCCGCGACATCTTACCAAGTAAAGTTGAAGATGAAAAGATATGCTGAGCTTACACGAATAACGAAGTGTAAGAATTAAAGGATAAAAAGCCTTTAAGATAACAAAACTGAAGGAACAGGCCGCAAGTATCACCATAGCTAAGATAGAAGAGCTATGTACTCTAATCCCGCCGCTTAATAATGAGATTAACTGGGACAGGGGCGTATCTAAAAAGTCAAAAGATGATGTAAAATATGTATTTAAGAATGGTTCTACTATTGATATTCTTGCAGCGCGTCAAAGTTCGAGAGGTCAAAGAAGGACTGGAGGCCTGATGGAAGAGTGCGTTCTAATCGACGGAGATATACTTAATGAGGTTATAATCCCTACAACAAACGTTGATAGATTACTCCCAGATGGTTCTAGACATAGAGAAGAAGTTGTCAACAAGAGTCAGGTATACATAACAACGGCCGGATGGAAAAACTCCTTTGCTTACGACAAGCTGGTTGAGCTCCTAATTCAGAGTGTCATTGAACCAGATATGGCAATGATTATGGGTGGAACTTATGAGACTCCTGTTAAAGAAGGTTTACTGGATGAGGATTTTGTAGACCAGTTAAAGTTACAAGGAACCTACAATGACGAATCTTTTGACCGAGAATATAGAAGTATTTGGTCTGGCGATGTAGAGAATGCTTTCTATTCTGCAGAAAAATTCGATAAACATAGAGTCCTTAATCAACCTGAGTATGAATATAGCGGAAGGTCGTCAAAGAATGCCTACTATGTGCTTGGAGTCGATGTGGGTAGAATTGGGTGTACGACAGAGGTTTGCGTCTTTAAGAGCACTCCTCAACCGCAAGGAGCTGATTTAAAAACTTTGGTCAATATTTATACATATGAAGCAGAGGATTTTGAAATACAAGCGATTAATCTTAAAAAACTTTATTATAAATACAAAGCGCGGGTCCTGGCTATAGATGCCAATGGACTGGGTGTGGGGTTAATTGATTTTATGACAAAGGCACAAGTAGACCCTGAAACAGGGGAGGACCTCCCGCCTTTTGGAGTTGAAGGAGGAACTGCGGAAGATACTATGGAACTTTATAAGAAAATAAAAGGACCTGGAGTAGAAGAAAATGCAATGTTTCTAATAAAAGCTAATGCACCTATCAATACAGAAGCTTTCTCGTATGCCCAGACTCAAATGTCAAGTGGTAAGGTAAAGTTCCTCATAGACGAGTCCGCCGCAAAATCTAAACTTATGCAAACAAAAGTTGGACAAAATATGAACAGCGATAAAAGAAATGAGTATCTTCAACCTTTTGTTCTTACTTCTATTCTGAGAGAACAAATGCTAAATTTGGTTGAAGAGAATGAAGGCGTAAATATTTTATTGAAACAGAGTAATAGAAGTATTAAAAAGGATAAATTTTCTGCTTTTGTTTATGGTCTTTATTATATAAAGAAGGAAGAAGAGCGAAAGAGAAAAAAGAAAAAATTTAACATATCAGATATGATGTTTTTTAGCTAAAAATATAGTATAAAAAGTTGCTTGAAACTTGGGCAAGGTAAGATAAAAAATATTGTGTGATTTTTAATTATATTTAGTAAAGGAGTTAAGAAATGAAATCAAGCAGAGGAGAAATTAAAATTTGTG